CTTTGTTTATATGAGCGATGAAGAACGTACTGCGCTATACACATTTGCAGACGAAGAAAGAGGTGAAATCGTTGGAGCGATGCTTATCCCCAACCAACTTATTCAAAGATATTCAGAGGAGCTTGGGGTATATTATATCCGCTTCACAGAAGAGACAATCAAAGACATCCAATACAAGATGAGTAAGGATGGCTTCTTTAACTACTTCAACATCGAGCATAGCTTTGGAGCTGATGGCGTTTATATGTTGGAGACTTGGATTAAGGAAGACGAACAAGACAAGTCCAATAAATACGGATTTGACCTTCCAGTAGGTACTATGTTTATGAAAGCAAAGATAGACGATGAGTACATCAAGGAGGGAGTTAAAAACGGAGACCTTAACGGTTTCAGTGTCGAATTAAAATCAAAATTAATACCAACAATGGAAAAAGAACAGAAGTTCTCGGACACTATTGAGGAGTTGGGCAACCAAGTTGCTGAGCTTACCCTAACGGTATCTGAGTTAAATAAAGCAGTTGGACTGTTCGCGCAAATGCTTGAGCTGTCTGAACAAAAAGAAGAATCAAATGAGCCAATCGAGGAGACTGAAGAGAGCCTTTCAGAGGAAGGTGGACAAGGAGTTGAGGAATCACCTGAGGCAGAAGTTTCAGGAGAAGATTCAGGAGAACAAGTTGTCGAAGAACCAGTAGAGGAGATGGCTAACGAGGTCTTTGAAGAAGAGGTTTCTGCTCCTGAGGAAGCGGTTGCTGAGGTTACTGAAGAGGTAACTGAAGAGATGTCTTCTGAGGAAGTAGAGGTTGAGTTGTCCGAAGAGGAAGCTGAGCAGACTCTTTTATCTGAGCAAGAAGGCGAGGAGAAAGAGGTAGAGGAGAAGGTAGTGCATGCCTTGAATCGTACTGACGCTTCTTTCTACAAGAAACTTGACTCTTTCCTTAAGAACCCTTACAAACGATAAGAAATGGCTAAGTTCGTAAACCCTATCGAGCCAAATCAATCCATCTACAACGCATCTAAGTGGGTTGCCGCAACACCTAATGACGCTACCGACCTAACGGACATGGCTAACGCTATCTACGTTGGAACTGGAGGCGATTTGCGTATTGCTGGTGAGGATGGAAACGATGAGGTATTCAAAAATGTCCCTGACGGATTCATCTTCGCAGGTCGCATCACTCGTGTGTATTCTACCAATACTACGGCTGATGATTTAATCTTAATCTATTAATTCGTATATAACTACTAAATTTCAATAACAATGGCTGACGTAACACTTGGTAAAAAGAAAAATCTGCTTAAAGTAGGTGCTGCTGAGGAAGTAGAAGTGCTTAACGGTACTGACACAGTAAAACTTATTTTCGTAGATGATTACTCTAAACTTGGTTTGGAAGTAACTACTGCTGCTGGAGCAACTACCGTATATGAGGTATCACTCACAGAGCGTTAATTTAACAGAAACTAATAAAACTTATATAACATGGCTTTAAGTGTAGCTGCTGGTTTAGAATGGCATAATCGGAAACCAGAAGAATTTATCGACCAGATTGTAAAGTCTGCTCGTATCGTAAACGACTTCACCCTCGTAGATGGTGTTAAGTCAAAAGTAGCTCTTCCTATTTATGGTGCTACTCTCTCATTCGGAAGCGACCTTTGTACTTTCGACCCACAATCCTCTGCTGAGATTGATGAGAAAGAAATGTCGGTATCGACTTTCAAGTGGGATTTTGTAAACTGCAAGAACGTATTGGAGAGCGAGTATCGCTCAATGATGCTTCGTCAAGGTCAGTTGAACGAAGAAGTAATGGATGCTGACTTCGCTGACTGGGTATTTGACTACTTCGCTAAATTGGTAGGTTCTAAAGTATTGGCTGAGGCTGGAACTCAGTTGGTAGATGCTATCGAGAACGGAGCTGATGCTGCTTCAGTAAACACTGACACCATCTCTGCTATCGATGAGTCTAACATCTTGGCTGCTTTGGAAACTGGTTATAAAGCAATGCCTGCTGATGTATTAGCTGCTGTATATGGCGATGCTGACCGTTCTTTCTTGCCAACTATCTACTTGGGAACTGCTGCTTTCCAAGCGTATCAGTTGGCTATCGCTGACAAGTACACTCAGACTCCTGAGGGTATCATTCGTGGCGAAATCCCAACTTACTTGGGAATGCCTGTTGTTCACTTCGCTTCGTTGCCTGCGGATACAGTTATCATGACTCCTCCTCGCAACCTTGTAATGCTTACTGATGACTTTGCAGACACTACTGCAATTCAAAATGAGTATGAGGCTCGTGTGAACAGCTTGTATGTTTGGGGACAATTTAAGTTAGGATTCGACTTCAAGAACCCTGCTCACATTGTTTACTTGACAACTGCCTGATAATAGAATAGGGGAGGTTATCCTCCCCTTTTTCTTCTAATTACGAACTTATAAAACTTATATAAAATGGCGTGTACTCCACAAGCTGCCCTTCAGGGCATCACTTATGACTGTGCGAATATCATTGGAGGTATCAAGTCTCTCTATGTTGGCTACAAGAAAGGCGGGGCTACTTTTGGTGGCTTTGAGGGTCTTGGTAGCGTTGTAATCGAACGAGACTATACTGCTGCCGATTACGGTACAATAGACGTATCATCAGCTACTGCTGACCCTAACGGTACTACCTTCTATGAGGTAGAATTTAATACTAAAGATGGTGTGTCTGTATTTACTGATGTTGTAACCATCGCTGCTGATGGCACTAAAGAGGTTGTTCCTACTATCATGGTAGAAGTACCTTTGATGAGCGTTAGCAATATGCAAGCCCTTGCTGACATGAGTCAAGCGGGAGTTGAGCTTGTTGCTTTGGTTGGAACTGCTGCTGGCACTTACCACTTGGTAGGAGCTGACTTCGGTCTTTATGCTGCAAGCATTGACGGTACTTCAGGAACTGGTCGTTCAGAGAAAAACCGTTACCAACTTACTTTGACAGGTTCAGAAGGAGAATTGGCTTACCAATTCCTTAGCGAGGCTGACTTTAACACTATGGCTGCTCTCTAATTAGC